GCCAACCCTCGTGCACGCTCGTAAATGCCGGTATAGTGCTTCTTTAAAAGCGCCTTAAACCGCGGATCGAGTGACCTATGCACGTACCCCTCCTCCTCCATTTCTTCACCCTCCAACTCACTAAACGCACTCGTGTACAACTCTTTCACCGGATCCTGCTCTCTCACAATACCAGTGAGTGGGCGTCGAAACTCTGCGGGCTTCTCAATTAAGTCCATCGCCATCAGAGTCCCAAACACACCAAACTCAGCACGTGAGCTCACATAATCAGCCGACACACTAGGTGCATACGGGTGATGTAAATCCTCCTCAGTAATGGGGTGGTTGTCGAACAACTCAGCAGCACTACGTGACATCTCAGAGAGCATGTCGGGAAGACCCAATGTGGGGTAGACGCCAGTCGAACTGGGCGTCCCAAGAAGATTAGGAATGGTGCACGGAGGCACGGGTCGTTTTGTTGTGAGAACTTTCTTTGTGGCAACGCAAGCAGCTTTTAATAGCGCTTCGTCCGGTCGAGGCATGCCCTTCTTGAGATAGAGGACACCAACTGCAAAACCGATACCACGACTTGACCTCATCACCTTCGACACAAACCGTCCCGCACGACCGCCAATCAAATGACTTGGCAAATCGGGAACAGAAAATGGAGGTGGAGGAAGCTCTGTTAGAACTTCGGGCTCAAAAGAATCAGAGCCCCTTCGAAGAAAATCAGAGAAGAAAGCAGAAAACTTGTATTTCAAGAACTTCATCCAACCACACTCCGCTGAGCATATCTGCCAGTGAGAGAGAGTGGAGGAGAGATCATCGCCTGAGGCGGTGTATCCGAAAAGGGACAAGTAGTCCAGGAGAATGTGAATGGCCAGCGTAAGCTTTTCTTTATCGTCGCGCGAACATGCGACGGGAGAGTTTCTACCATCTGGCCCGAATTTAGATCTTTTTCCAGACCCATCCCTACAACTCTGGCAAGCCACTGATTTCGTCTCGTATAGTTTGCCATCTAGGCCGACGAGAGAACAATTGTGAGGTTGCTTTTGAAGTGAGGGGGAGGGACGAGGAGATCTACCGACGGGTGGCGGCAGGATGAGGGCTCCAGCAGACTCTTGAACAA